TTAACACTTGCATATTCATATGCGATAGTTATTTTTTTTGTAGGTGGTTTTGTATTTGGTTTTCTAGTAATTCTAGAATAATCGTAAATAGTTGATTTTGTTGAACTATCAAAAGTATATTTTCCAGTGATATCATTATCACCATCAACAATTATACTAATTGATGCATTAATTGATGATTCTCTAAATGTTATATCCTCACCAACAATAAACTTTTTGCCATTAATATAAACTACTTCTACAGTTGATGAAGATACTTTATTAACTAAGATAGCAACACAATTACTTTCACTGCCAACAATTTCTTCACCGTCTAAAGCATCTTCAACACTACTATTAAAACTACTGATATCATTTAGAGTGAGTCTTGGTAATTGCGGTGCTCCAGTTGTAGATGATTCATAGATAGCATGAATTTTGGTAACATCTGGCTCTAATAGGCAAATTGTATCATCCTGAACTCTAGTTCCATATGGATAGTTTCCATATGTTAATCCGTCATTTAGTGTAGTTGCACCGATACCAGATCCTGCTAAAGAAGACTTATCTACCAGAATAGTTTTAACTCTATTCTTAATTTTATTTTGTGCTTTTACTTGAGTCTTCTTCAGTGTAGCAACTAGAGTTGCTGATCCAAGAACGCTTAAACCTTTAATAATTAACTCTCTACTTCCATTTGTAATTGTAAACTTATCTTCAGTTAATGCTTCAGTTTCACCATTTTTATTAACAACAATATATCTTTCTTCATCAAATGGTAAGAACGTTTCACCAGTTTCAAGATCAGTAGGAAGAATTGTTAGTCTTCCTCCAGTATCATCAGCAACAATTGGCTCATTAAATGTCTTTCTGATAGTAATTGAAGAATTGTTTAGAGATACATTTGCTACATTTTGTTTAGGTAATGGAGTGTATAGTTTATCAGATCCATTATCACCCAATTGTGTAATTACTTTGGTAATATTGACATCTCCATTACCATGCAATGCTCCATTATGAACACCTGTGACTGCTTGTGTTGCTTCGACAGTTAAGTTATCTGCAGTTACTGCTGTTACTCTATTAAGTGTTGATAGAGTATCACCAGATTTTTTAAATGAAATTAGATCACCTACAACAAAATCTTTCGTAAAGTCTCTGTCTGCCTGTGATATAGTTGCTCCACTAGCAGTGAGTTCACATAGACCCAATTCTAATACAGGAGTCTGTCTTACATCACCAGAGAATGTGGTAATTCCGATTTCACCATGAACTGACTTAACATTGGAGATACCATAGTTTGTGGAGGATAGAACAATTCTATCACTATCCTCACCATTAAAGATTAATCCCTCACCTTTAATAAAGTTACCAGTTACGTTATATGCGGTAATTATACCAGTATTTGCTGCCTCATATCTAAGATATCCTACAGCATTACTGGATTTACCTTTGATAAATGTTGGTATTTGCTGTAATGTTAGATTTTGGTTTAGAGTTAGGTCCGTAAATGAGACAACATCAAATAATGTTAAATCCCAAGAATTAGTAAGTGGATTAGAAGCATCATATGATCCAGATTCAAGAGCATAATCATAAACCCTTGCTAGACCAATTTCTTTACCTGCTGCAATTGTTGCAGCTGCCCCAACTCTTTCACTTCTAAGAGATACTGTATATGTTGTTGACAGACCAATTTTTGGAGCACCATATGCATTATTAAGTCTTAATGTAGATCCAGTTGCATATTCTACTGCCTGAGACTTGAATTCTTTTGTAGTTCTTGGTTTTAAAACATCTATCGCAACACCAACCGGAATATTTACTTCATATCCTTGAACATATGCTTTACCGGAAGAAAGTTGATATACTGCTAAATCATCTCTTGGTATATTACCAGATTGTGTAGTTTCATTTTCCGCATATATACCATCACTTCCTTTAAAATCTTGTAAACTATTTTTTACTTCTAAATTAAAAGGTTTTGTATAATAGTCACCACTTTCTTCATAAGTTCTTCTTGCCATTTCATCTGCAAGAATATTATATTGTGGATTTTCAATTTTTGAAGAAGCAATCTTACCGTTTTTAATTTTAGCAAGTTCGATGAAATTTTGTGGAGTATCATCACCATCAATAATCGCAACCAGACTTGCCGTGATCTTCAGTCGATCAGCACCAGGAGCAGCAAAGTTGACAAATCCTCTTGAGTTATCATATAGTGATTCATCTTCGTAAGAAGAAATAAATTCTTCTTCAACTTCAAAACCTAAAGTAAATGTTGGTTCTGGCTCTGTTATGGATACAATTAATAATTGTTCTTTAATATTAACAAAATATCCTCTTAAATAAAATACACCCTCAGTAAGTTTTACAACACATCCGTAATCATATTCTTTTATTGTTGCTACTGAAGCACCAGCACCAAAACTAGTAATTGCAGTATCAGTTAAAGGAATAGATTCTTCTACAAAAATATCTTCACCTGCTTCAAGTTCTTGCTGTTCATTGTTTACACCACTTTCAATAAAATTAACAATTATATGTGTATCTTGATATCCTACAATTCTTGCTTTTACACCACTATTAGAACCAACAACAATTTTTCCAACTAATAAATTCAAATATTGAGTTATATCTAAACCATTAAAAGTTTTTTCAAGTTCTAAAGAAATTGAATTTGAAGAACAAACTAAATTTCCAGGAATTACTACAGATCCTTCTTTAAAAATATGATTACCAAATTGTTCTACTTGATTTTGAATAATACTTTGTAGAGTTGTAAGCTCTCTAGCCTGAACAGGTTGTCCAGGTTTAAACAATACTTTGTAAAAATTCTTTGACTCATCAAAATCATCAAAATAAGGAAATGTGTTGAGATTAGTTATCTGTGGCATAATTTTCTAAAACTGCAATACGATTTTGATATCTTCTCTTTGGTTTTCAGATCTTGTAATAGATGGTCTATTATCAACATAAACCAAATCTCCAGAATATTTTTTCACTTCTGGGTTAGAAACACCATTCGTGAATGTCTGACCAAGATAGTAACTTAGGTTATTTATGACGAATTTATTATTACTAAAGGAAGTATCAATCTGAAGATCTTGATTAGATCCAGTGATGTTTAAAGATCCACCAGTTCCTGGAGTGGCAGTAAACTGAATTAAATTATTACCATATATTCCTGTAATATCAGTATTGTTTAAATCATTATCAAATCCACGGGATATTCTATCTTGCCAATATTTTAAAACTCCAGTATTTTTATTGTAAGAAACAACTCTACCAGTTGCTGTAGATCCAGCAGAGACTGTTTGTGTGATAGTTGCATTCGCATCAAATACTGCATTAATATAATCGTTTGCAGCATTAACACCAGTAAGTTTTAATGCATATAAAGCACTTGCTTGATTAGTTTCAAGTGCTTCGGTCGAATTAAATTCTTCTGGATTTGCAATAATTCCAATCCTTGCAACTCTATTTCCAACAATAAAATCTGGATTTGTAGCATCATTCTTAATTTGAGAATAAATTAAGACTTTTGTACAACCCAATTCTCTATAGATGTCAGCACCATGACCACCTTTTGGTGGAATAATGACATCAAAAGTTGGAGTGGTTGTAGAACTGGTTGGAAAATTTCCTGTAGTTAAATCAATATGTGCATAAGTATACCCAGATCCACCATTTGAAATAGTGACAGAATCAACTTTTGATTGGTTATCAATTACGATTGTTGCTCTACCACCAGTTCCATCACCAACAATATCGCAAGTATAAATTTGATTTGGTGATCCTACATTAACACCTCTAGTTTTAACAGTAGCAATTTTTAACTGACCACTGTTTTGTGCATTTAATCTAACTGATTGATATTCGTCTGCAGTATCCCAATCAGTTGGAACTGTGATATAATTTAGAGTATCGAACTTAATAATATCATTTGGATTAATTGTATAAAGATACTTCCAAATATATCCATCACCACTTGTACCAGCACTTCTTGGTTCTAAGTCAATGAACGTTGGTTCATCTAGAGAAGGTCTACCATTTGGGTTTTCTGGATCTGTTCCATTTTGTAAACAAGCATATACTTTAAAGTCTTTGTTTACGACAAAGAAATTGGCAGAGTATAAACTAGTTACTAGTGATGGTTGTGATACTTTATCACGATTGATGTCATGCCTATACATATCATATGTAATACCTGATGTCCAGGTATTTTTCTTCAAAGCAAATCTAACATTATTGGAATCAATTTTTTTTAAACCAATAATTGTATCCCAGTTATGATTCTCCTGGTCAAAATTGTCTTTTGGTGCAGGAGGATCTTCATCCCAAGTACTTAAGTACTCATCTGGATTTGTTAATCCAACGAATGTGTAATAATTATTGTTAACAGAGGTAATTTCACTAATGAAATTCTTTGCATTAAATATTCTAAGTTGATCTGTTACGATTGCAGACATGATCGTTTATTTTCTATTTATTTATTAGGTTAATGGTAAGGTTGTTGAACCAACACCAGGTACAGTAATAATCAATTGACTTCCAGTTGAGTCAACATTAATTTGTGCTGTAGTTGTTCCAGAATTAGTGCTAATTCCCAAGCTTGATTGAAAGTAACTAGCAGTAACAACACCAGTTACATTAACACCTGTTGATGTTATTGTTACACCATTACCAACAAGATTAAGAGTTCCAGCAATTCCAACATCACCATTAAAATATGCTCCAGTAGCAGTGATAAACCCAACGGTAAGGTCAGGATTTCCAGTTAATAAACTTGTACCATCTCCAAGTGCATCGTAGATTTCTTGAAAATTATCGTTAACCTTAACGGCACCTACAAGGAGAGAGTCTCCAGTACCGTCATTTGGTGTAGTTCCAGTTGATATACCTTGTAGTGCCATTATGATAGACTAACTTTATGACTTATTTATATCGTAATCTGACCAAGTAGGTGGATTTTCACATTGAATTTCCATATTTACAGAAATTCTCCACTCAGAAACTTCTGTGAATAGTGGATCATGCCAAAGATCTCCCGGAAATATAAGCATATCATCAGGTCTTGGTTGATATTGTTCCCATTTTTCACTATTTGGATCTTTTGAGAATACGATAGGTCCACAATATTTCCTATTTTTTTGGGGAACTTTTAGATAATAGACAGAATTTATATCACAATTATCATGAATATGTGGGTTAAAATCCCAAAAATCACAATTTTGAAAAAGACAGTGACAAGCAGTAGAATTTTCTTCTATTAGGCTTAATTTTCCAAAAAATTCTTCAGATTTTTTCAAAAATTTTTGATATAACTTGAAAAAATTTTCAGATCTGTCTCTAATTAACCGAACATTTGTTTTATATGCGGTTTGATCATCATCTAATGCTTTTTCATATGAAAAAAGAGCATCTTCCTTCATGATTTCAATTTCTTCTTTACTGAATTTCATGAAATCATGAATAACTATAACTGGCAACTTCATTTTATCAATATCAATACTGAGTATATAGTTTAGTTCTTAAAGGGAATGTTCTGCGAATGAATGGTGAAGTAGAAATACCAACAAAACCATTTTCATGATAAGAAGTAAACTCTAAAGGTTTTTTTCTACTCTTAGTTGGATGCCAATTAATTCTTCCCCAAGAAAAATTGCCAAAATAACTATTATCTTCACCATTATTATCAAAAGTCAATTCATTTGAATCAAAAGTCTCTTGATCATTATCAAATGTACCAAGATTTTCTGCAAGATCAATAGGACCTTCTACTAAGGTAGTAACCTTAACGACATTAGTAACTCCAATTCCTGGAATAGATTCCGTAGTTCTATCAATATCATAAACTTGGAAGATATTGTTGAACTTATCAGTGGAAATACTAAGTGTATTTCCATCATTGTAGAATGCAGTAATACCATTACCAACATTGGTTCTGGATGCAGTAAAGTAATAACTTGTTACTAGACCAGTAATACCTTCAGTTGTAATTCCACCAGGATTAATTCCAATATTTCTAATGAAAGAATCTCTTGGAATATGTAAACTTAGTTCTAATGCAGTTGAACCAACACCAACAGTTGTATTTGCAACAGAAACAATGTTTCCATAATCACCATCATATTCAACTTGTCTAATAGATTCAATGTATACTCTTGGTGGTTCGACATTTATGGATGGTATTTGAGTTCCAGTATATCCAAGACCGTTATTTGTAACTGTGATAGCATTTATAGATCCATTGGAAATTGTGCAAGTTGCAGTTGCTTGAGTTCCTCCAGGTGATGGTGGTCCAATTGCAATTTGTGGTGTAAAGGTATAACCAACCCCAGCATTAGCAATTGTAATGCTAGTAACAGATCCTATACCAGAAACAACAGCACTTACAATTCCAGTTCTTGTTTCTTCTTGAGAAACAATTTGAATCTGACCAAGTTTATTGCCTGCCAAATTTTCTTTCCTATTATCGAAGAATGTAGAAACTGCTTCAACCCATGCAACGGTAGTATCAACACCAACTGATTGAATTAAGTTTGTTGTTGGAAAAATATATGGTTCATATAGTTCTCTATCTTTTCCTACATATTCACCATTAATATAGATATCCTCAGTCTGTTGGCAAATCATTAATGGCCTTTCCACTGTTTCATCATTCAATCTTCCAATACCACTATATGGATTTGTGAGTATAATATCGGAAGATAAAATACTTTCCACAGTTCTCTTATCTTCAGTCTGAAATACCACATCAGACATAATTTTAACTTTATCACCAACCTCAATAGGTTCTACAACATCAACTTCTTCAACGTCAACATCTCTAGTTCCTCTATAGAAGAGAATTCTAGAAGTATAATCTTTAGGAACTGGTTCGGCAAAGATAATCAAACTACCACCTTTAAAAGTATATGCTTTATTTGGAATTTGTAGAATATCATTAATGAAGATGATCAACGTTGCTGAGACATCGATTTGACTTCCAGGTCTTGCTCTAATCGATAGTCTATCACCTTGGAAAGAAATTGGAAATACTCTTCTAATACCATCAAATTGATCATCTAGACTATCCAACGGTTGAAGTTGACCAACAGACCAAGAATTAAATTCATCACTGTGTGTTTCGTTTACAGTGATTTGAAATTCATTAAATGTCTTAGATGTATCTGTAGGAATTCCAGTAGATCCACCAATTGCAACAGTTAGAATTTCACCTTGACCATAAGCATATCCATTGTTATTAAACTTAAATTCATCAACACTACTATCTCTACTGACGAACATATCAATAGATGCAGTTCTTCCAATTCCTTCTCGAGGAGAATCACTAGAATAAATTAAAGGAATATTAGTATAACTTAGTGGTGAATCAAATCTAATTGCTGGTGGATTTGTGCTCGTATATGCAGTTCCTGCATTAGTAATTGCAACTCCAGTAATATGACCATCAAGAGCAGTTGCATAACCGATGATAGAAACATCGGAAGAAGTCTGTGCAATTACATTGATATGGGTTTGAATACCAGGTCTATAACCAGAACCACTATTTCCAATGCTGATAGATGTAATTGAACCAAATCCAGAGATCGTTGCAGTACCACCAGCAGCAACTAGTGGTTGATAACCAAGACCAGTAGTAGATCCAATATTTACAATTACACCACCAACAGGTAGATTTGGAACATTAATATCTTGACCATCTGCTGCAGTGAAATCATCAGAAGAAATAGATCCATTAAATAGAATCTTAGTTTTTCCACCAACTTCTACAAACTCATAATTGCCTGCAATTGAAGATACTCCAGGTCGTATTGGTTGCTGGAAGATATCTTTAACAAGAACAACAGCATTATCAGTAGAAATACCAACTACATCTTGATCATTAAATGTCATATCAAATGCCGTTCTAATTCCAGTAAACTTGGTAGAGATGTCATCAAAGATATAGTTCTTAGTATACGTCTCTTCAGTTTCATCAACAATACCAGATCTCATAAATGTTCTTCCATGGAAGTATGAGTTGGTAGTAATACCAGTATAATCTCTATCTGAAGGATCGACGAATGGAACACCAAACTGATTCACATCTGTTGTAACAGGCACTTTACCATATGGTGCAGATGTAAAGTTAATTATGGAACCAGTGATCTTATAATCACCTTTCAATTTAGTTACTAAAGCACCAGCAGTATGGATACCAAGTTCAGTTCCCATCCAAGGTCTTCTTACTCTAATTTTATCTTGTGTTCCAACACCAACAGTTTCAATCAGCATTATTTCATCATCAATTTGAATGATATCATTTGCGAAGAATGAAGTAATTCCTGCAGTATTGATTAATGTTAAATCTAAATTAATATCTTCAATAGCACTTGTTGTAATTGCTAGTCCAACAAGTGGAGACTGCATCATATTATCAATTGTAAAGATACCCTTAGCATCTTTATTAGTTGCAGTGATCTTATGCAGTGTTCCAACACCAACACTATCTAAAGTAAGTGTTACTGGATTAAACTTAAGTGCATTTTCTGCAGTATCAGCAAACTTAATTTTACTATCATTAACCTTAACGACATATAGATTAGTTGGTAATTTATCTGTGCTTCCAACTCCAGCAATGGTAGTTGTAGCAATTCCAACTCTAACGTCATCTTCATCTGGAACCGTATATTGAACAAGTTCTCCAGTTACAAAAAAGTGGTTTGGTAGAATCAAAACATTTTCATCAGTAGAAACCGTTGTTCCTAAAGCAGAAGAGTCAAACGTTCTCTCAAAGATTAGATCTCCTTGATGTCTTAGTTCAAAACTTCTCTTAATATCATTTTCAGTTCCAGTATAGGTTCCATACAATGTAGAGAATCTACCATTGTCATAATTGTAGTAACTATTTGAAACTGAAAGATTAACTAATTGAAGTTGATGTGTGAACAAACGAACTTCAATTTCTCTTGTAAATCCAGGATCTGCTGGATATGGAACAAATTCTAATCTTGCTTGTTTAGTAGATGGATCGACATAAGTAGTAAATGTTCCTAGACCAACATCTTCAAAAATTCCACTATTACTAACTCTACCAAATTCTGTAATATAAGCATCAGTTTCGTTATGGGTAAAGACTAATTCGGACATCTGAACAATGTTATTAGTCATATCTTCAATACTTACATAAGCATTGAATCCTTTATATGAGGTATCAAATTCAAGTAACTGAATAGAAGTATTAACTCCAACAAATGGTGAAATTGATGTAGTTGATCCAAGTCCAACAGTAGTCAATGTGGTATTGAACTGACTAGAACCAGTCCCAGTTCTAGATGTATCCGAAATTGCTACAACAGTAGAAGTAATATCATAATAAGTTGATAATCCACTATTAGGTGTCAACTTAACTTCAATATCATTACCATTATATGCAAATTGGTATGTACCAATACCAAGAGAAACATCTTGGTTAGCAAAGTTGTCAGTTGCTAGTGTTGAGAACTCGATATTATGAATATCTGTTCCGTCATGGACAATATTAAATTCATCATACTGATAATATTGTAGATCGGAACTTTCTACTGTAACTAAAACTTTAGCAGATCTATAAGAAGAATCTATACCTACAATCTTTGTAGATGTAGAAGTTCCTTCTGGTAACATTACAGTTTGAATTCCAGCAAAGCCAATTGAATCACTATTTCCAATGTAATGAGTTGCAACTCCACTAATTGTATCTGAAATAGCATACTGATACCCGCTAATGTTAAAATCACTAAATCTATATTCGATTGGATAGAATAAGAGTAATCCATTATCTTCAAAAATTCCAATATCAAAATATCCGTGGACATCATTAGTTTCAACTCTACCATATTGAGTTAAGAATCCATATGTATTATTGTGAATTACGTTCACAATAATCATCTGCCTTTCACCAGGAAACTTCTTATTGGAGGTGAACATTACATATTTCTTAGATCTAAACTTTTTTAAACTGAAACTATCTACAGTTACGAATGCAGTTGGTCTTGGGTTACTGTCAAATTCATCACTTATATCATCAACAATCAAAACTCTATTACCAACTGATTCAAAATAATCAGTTAGAACCAGTGAATTAAATCTAATTTCATCAGATGTTTTATTAAGAATATTATTTTCTGTTACTATATCAACATCATGAACACAGTTTAAATCATAATATG